GTCTTCTTTAGACTCTTCAGTTGCTTCTTCAACTTCTTCATCTTTTTCCTCAGACTCAATTAGTCCTTGGTAAATTTCTTTTGATTTCTCAACCACGATATCGTGGAAAAGTTCTTCTGCTTTTTCTTTGTCTTCATTGACTAGAAGATCAAGCAGTTGTTCAAATTTGCTTGTATCTGACATTGTATTATCTCCTTTATTCATGTTGTTAGGCAAGGCTGTCCATTGTATTTACGAAAAAACCACTTTTACCAGTAGAAATAGGTGTATTTTCAGCATTTTTGATAAAATGCCTAAGAAAGTGCTTCATTTTCGAACTCAGAATATGTAATATTCTTGTAGTTTTCATAGTTATTTAACTGTGCGGGACTAAAATCACCACTGTTAATTACCCTACGGAACTGTATTTCTCTATGAGAATTGATTACTGTTTCTGTTTGACGCAACCAATTACCGTAATAAGTTGCTGGTTCAGCACTTTTTTTATAGTTTTGGGTGTCAGCATATATGTTGTTAAACTTTTTACCACCGTTTAACCCCATGTAATCAAACCCTAGTAGATATATTGTAGAATGTTTGTCCTCAACACATTTAGAAAGTGCTGTAGGACCACTGCTCCACCCTTTGCTGGGTTTAAAATAATTTAGATTGGTGTAGTTTTTGTATCCATTGTTAAAATTAGTCCATACTACGTGATTATGATGATAACCATCAGCCACAATTTCATGTACCATCTTAGGATCAACTGCTATCAAAACATCAGGTTCAAAGTGTCTATAGACAGCATTACAGGCATAAACAATGCCGTAACCTTTCAGTCTTTCTAAGTCAAAGTGTTTTCGTGAGGTACCATTACCTAATACAAACGCTGTGTTCATGCTTGTATTTAAATGGTTTTATTAAAGTGCTTGTTCTTCTTGAGCAGGTTGACCGTACATGGTTTGAATAAAGTCAATTTCCTTGGCTTGTTCAATTTCTCTTGCTTCTGCTGTACGTCTCATGTCGTTAAGTTGCTTTAGGGTAAGTCGTGTTTTTCTAGTATCGCTGGCTTTGATGACAGAAATATCTCTTTGAGAGTCATAACGTTTATCATCCTCAAAGTTTTTTCCGTTTTGATCAAAATAAAAAAATTCTTTTAACAACATAACATTATTTACCTTAGATTGTTTCGCCGCCACCGCCAGGAGTAGTTGTATCTGGTGTTTCTGTATCTGCTTCTGGTTCAGGAGCGCCTTCGCCTGGTTCAGTTGTGCCAAGATCATCTAGATCTGATTGAATTCCGCTAGGAGTAACACCAGCACTACGCATTTCTGTGCCAGCACCTATGTTGTTTATTGATTCTCCTGAATTTTCTTCTCTCCACAATGATTCGTTTTCTGCCATTTCTTCTTGGCTTAAACCCAAGAAACGTTTCAATGCGAAGCGTTTGCTCATGTATGGTACTTCTTGTAGTGAAGCAAACGTGTTTACACGGGCATTATCCATTTCACTTTGTCTGTATGAAGCAAAGTTTTGTGGTGGATTCATTTTTAAATCAAACAAATTATTGTCAATGTTAACACCTTTGGCATTCATATACATTTTAAATTCTCTGTCAAAGATGTATGCCACAAGATTTTGTAATCTAGTACAGTATTTGTTGAATCTTAATTCTTGAATATAAGCAGTGCCTACCCTACCATCGTTGTACTGTGCGGCAGAATCGTCTGCGCCGGTAGGTAAGTAAGAACTTGGAATACGTAAACCACGGAATAACTTGTTGGTAAAGTACTTGAGGTCATCAATTTCACCTAAGTTAGTACCGCCAGGTAGTGTTTCTACCTTGGAACCACGTCCTTCTGCTGTTTGCGGGAAGAAGTAGTCCTCATTAATTGATAGTGGATTGAAACTAGCGTCAATAACGTTAGTACCACCGCCTGTTGCTGAAGGAATTCTGCGTTGATGGATTTCATTTTTAACCCTTTCAACAAATCCCATAGCAAGGTGAGTAGGCATATTACCTACGTCGATGTAAAATACTCTACGCTCAGGTGCTCTTTGAACACGGTAGATAATAATAGCATCTTCAAGCAATTCTTTCTGCTTATAAACCTTGAAGATCGATTCTAATAGTGAATTACCAAATGGAAAGTTTCTATCTAAACCTTCTGATAAACTTAAATGTACCACATGTTCTGCTTCAATGGCCGCTTGATTTGCTTCTCTATCAAAACGTGTTCCCATCTGCTGTGGTGTTGACCCCACAAAACCTCTACCATAAGCACCACCTGTTGTGGTATAATCCACTTGTCCTGTAGGAGCATTGGGATTTTTTTGACTTACTGATAGATATTGAAAGTTTACATTAATATCTCTAATAACATACTGCTCTGGCTTTTTGCCTTCGCTTTCATTTACAATAACTTTGTCTACTTTTGCTGGATCAATGTGAAACAGTTTAAATGTTTCTGGATCTCTAATAAAAAACGCATCACCATACTTGAATACGTTTCTTAAAATTCTAAAAATTCTTCTGTCAAACTGATTGAGTTCGCACCATTGCTGTAGATAACTTTTAAGTATTTTTGTTTCACTGCCTGTTGCTTGGCTTTTGAAATGAATATTGAATGGTGTCTTGTTTTCTCTGTTTTCCTGTGTACAAAATTCTGCTAGGATATCCAATGCGGCATTAACTTCCGAGTCCATGTCCATTGTTTCATACTGTCCATAGCGTTCAATTCTGTTTGGATGTCCTGAATATACATCAGGTAAAAAACTTGAATAGTTTGTTCTAGCAGGACCGCTTTGACCTGAGCCGGAAATAGGACTAGTATTGCCCGAAGTGTCTGTGGGTTTGTATTCTTGAAAGTATTTTTTCCAACTCATTTATTTTTCCTAACTGTAATCAGTAACTGCGGCTGTGGTCAATTCCTGTTTTCTAATCATTTCTCTCATGTCAGCGTGTAGCGTATTTAATGCTTTTGTTAAGTTTACACGGTTCTCTCTGGTTTCGTCAAGTAGTCTATTCACCAAATTGTCACTTAATCCGCCCGATCTGATAGCAGGTTGTGAAGTCATAGCATTGTATTCTGCCGCTTCTTGTGGATTTAGAACTCTTTCGCCCGCATGAATTTTTGAAACCATGTCTTTAGGTTCTCGTATCATTCCAATTGCGCCCAATGTTCCTAAACGTCTTTCGTTAGTGATTCCATACCTATTTGTAAGGAAGTCTCCTAATGCATTAAGATCATCATCAGTTAATGTATTAGGATCGCTGGCTCCACGATTGGCAATATCATAGAAGGACTCTAAATCATTATATGCCGATCCGAAGTTAGGTGATAAACCTGCGTCAACAAGAGCCTGCCTGTTTGTCGCATTATAATCGTATCCTGCTGGGTTTGCGGCTTCTTCTGCTATCAATTTAAGTTGACGATCGGTAAAGTTGCTATAATCAATGTTTCCGTCGTCGTCCATATTTGCTCTCAATATATCTTGAACATATTGAGTTTGATCAATTCCTAAAATTTTTCTTACAAGGAAACTATCAACAAATACAGCATACATCCTATCTATCAAATTAGTGAACGCACTTACTATGTTGTTTCTGCCTTCTTCTGTGAACGGATTGTAAGTGGTGAAGAACTCAACAACTCTATCTAAACCATTTAAAAAAGAACCCCATATACCTGTTCTCTGTTCTGGGTCGCCTACTTGATTAATGTAGTTTTGCAAGTTGTCAGCAATATAAGGGAACCCTGTGCTTCTACTGCCGCTACCTGACAACCAGTACATCGCACTTGTAAATGCTCCTGATTGAAAAACTTTTGTAAACAGTTCTGCGAGAGCATCTCGTACGTCTCGTATTGCTCTATTAAATGTATTAAATGCTCGTTGTACAGGTGATTCTTCTCCTAGTCTGCTACGCATCTGTTCTATGCTTCCACCAAACATGTTAACAAATCGCACAATTTCTCCACCAGCCATTCCATATGGATCGCCCATCATGGCTAGAGTACCAAAGTATGAACTGTTAGCATCAGCAAACGATCTATTTGCGTTAGCAAATTGATTCATCTGTCCATACATGCTGTTGTTAAAGTCGTCTAAGGTACCATTGAAACTTCTAGCACTGCTTGTCAGTCCTGTTAACATGCCACTAAATCCAGGCATCATAGTGGTTAACTGCTGGGCACCTTCTGTTACAGGATTTACTCCCATCATCATAGCCATCGCCGCTTCTCGACCTGCGTCACCAAAGCCTGCCTGCATGGTATTAATAACAGATTTCAATCTCTGCTGTGTTGCTCCGTCAAACTGCGAAATAAAATTATCAAAAGCAGTGTTCATTGCGGCCTTTTGATAACCTTCTTCTAGTTGATCCGCTTGCTTACCAGTAATTTCTGACAGCCTACGCAATCCTTTGGCATAGTCATCACTCATATCAATCAATTGCTCTTGGCTTAGTGTTCCACGCTGTAATGATAGTGAATTTTGAGCAAAGAATCTCAAAAAGTTTTCGTTTTGTTCAGCATAACTTAAACCATAACGCTGTAGCACTGCTTCATTTTGTAAAAATGCTCTTTCAGCAAGTTCAATAGCCATAGTAGCACCACGTGTACCAGTGCCTAAACGTGCTAGTGCTTCGCTGTTTGACGCAAGATTTCCTGACAGTTGATCAAGGCTGACACCAACGCTGGCACTAAACTCCTGCATTTGTTCAAGCCTACCGCCAAACGCAATACCGCTAGTTGTTAACTGCTGGAAAGTAGTATAGTTGGCATAAAGCAGTTTGGTAACAGCATTAATAGCAGATCCAAAACCAAGAATATTTAAACTGCCGTCCGCTAGTTTTTGGGTAAAGTCTGTTATCTCCATTTGACTCTGTGTGAGTCCTGCGGAGAAACCTACAACAGCATTACCTGCTTTGATTACAAATCCTAAACCTTTAGCAGTAGCAGATATTGCCTTGCCAAGTAGGCTAAATCCACCGGTCACAGCAGTCATAGCAATACCTAATGGTGTGGTTTTTTTGATTAAACTGCCTAGGCCAGTGTTACCGTCGCCTGCTGACGCCTGAATTCCTCCTAGTGCTTCTAGGATCTTTTGCATGGTGGCTTCTTCAGCCGCATTTTCCAATCTTACTTCAGCGTCACCAATTTGTCCAACTACTGCCATTATTTCTAAATCCCCATTATGTGCGTATATAAATACTTGTGCTAATTAATAGCATAACATTATTTATTGGAGAAAAGATCATGGAAAATCAAAGTGTGTTGGCCAAGTATAAACGTCAACCCAAAATATACCTAGAACTGCCTAGTGGCGGAAAATGGTATAAGGATAATCCAATGGAAAAATCTGGAAGTGGAGAACTTCCTATCTATTCAATGACAGCCAAGGATGAACTGTTAATGAAAACGCCTGATGCTCTAATGAATGGTGAAAGCACCGTGGCAACCATAAAAAGTTGTTGTCCTTTGATCTCAGATCCATGGGACATGCCTAACCTAGATGTTGATGCTATATTAATAGCAATTAGAATTGCCACATACGGTGAAAAAATGGAGATGGAAATTCCTATCACAGGAATGAAAGAACCAACAACAGAAACTATTGAAATTGATTTACGTCAAGTGTTAGATAGTTATAGAGGCAAAACTTGGGCAGATGTAGTGGAATACAATGATTTGAAATTTCATCTAAAACCTTTGACCTATAAACAAGCCAGTGCACTATTTCAAAACACCTATGAAAATCAACGCATGGCTAGCATTCTTCAAAATCCAAATATTAGTGAGAGTGATAAACTAGAAGCATTCAAAGAAGGATTTAAAAAACTATCTCAAACCACACTGGACACTGTGCTAGGACATGTAGTTGCTATTGAAACACCCGAAGGTGTGGAAGAAAACGCACAAGCCATTAAGGATTTTTTTGATAACACAGACAAGGATACATTTCTTGCTGTAAGCGATCATCTAGACAACCAAAGAAAAATTTGGCAAGCAAAACCTCAAAAATACAAGACTCCACAAGAGTACGTTGACAAAGGGGCACCGGAGGAAATCGAAGTACCTATGATTTTTGATCAATCAAATTTTTTCGTATCAAAATAGCAACACTCTCGATTTCTGAGATCGATAAACTAGTCCAGGATATGGACAAATCATCACAAGCATTTATTGAAGAACTGGTAACACTATGTTGGTATACTAGAGGAAGTATGCAGATTCACGATGCTTATGACAGCACCTACGACGAACGCAAGGCAATATCTAAACTTGCTGAACGCAATCTAGAAACTACTAAAAAATCTGGAATTAGTTTCGTTTAGGATTTATTGCCCTGCTTCATCATCTGAAGCGTTTTATTAATACCCTGCGGGTCTTGTAATGAGTTGACTAACCCACTAAGCAAAGGCGCAATAGCATTTATTTCCTGCTTAGTAACTTGTTTGCCTGTTGACAATTTGTTAAGTGCTTGAACCGCCATGTTAACATTTTCAATACCAGTTTCACTTTTCAAACGCTGTAGGGCTTTTTTAGTTTCTTTATCATCGCCACCGCTTTGACCGCCGCCTTGATTGCCACCTTTTAAATTGTCAAGTCCTGTGCCACCGTAGCCTGCTTTTACATCATATGCATCGGTTGCGGCTTTCATAATCAATTTGTCGATTTGACTGCCTTTTAGTTCAGCCTCTTCTACGCTTTCGCCGGCAAATTTTTTAATTTCATCATCTGTGGGTTTAGCAAATTGAATACGGTTATCTTCACCATCTTCATCATCAGCACCAGCCATTGGACCTTTCTGAAACTTGTCTTTGTTGGCCATGTCTTTAGCCATTTTTTCAACGCCAGCAGTAGGATACTTGTTGAGTTTGAGAAACTTGATTAATTCTTCCGCATTTGCTTCGCGACCACTTGCTCCAAGATGCGTCATAAACGCCTGTTTAATTTGGTTGGCCATTTTGCCTGTTTCTAGTTTACCCTTGGCCCTGTACCCAAAATCTCCTGGTAGTTTACTAGCAATGCCCAATCCGGCACGTTTTAAAAACCCTTGTGGTGCTTCATCGACTTTTGGGTCTACAATAGCAAATTCATTAATTTTCATAACTCTATCTCCTACAATTATTTATACAATCACACTTGTATATATCAAAAACCAAATAGCGTAGTTTAATACCACTAACTAGTGTTCTAAATATTCGCACTATGATTACGAAATATGTAGTATATGAGAATGGCGTTGAATTAACCACAGCCAATTCGGCCGAAGAAGCCAATACGTGTATAGAGTGTATGCGTATACAAA